GTCCCGATAAAGACATATGTTCCATCATTTGCTTTGTGACGGGAATTAATTGATAAAGTTCGTTTTTGAAAATAATCAAGTCCATCTGCGTGCTCCTTTACTAATTTATACCAAAGATCTTTGTAATATGGATCTTTAGTTTTATTCCACATAATTGCGGCGTCATCAATCTTCTTCATCATCAGGTAAAACTCTTGAGTCAAAGTTCCGTGTTCCATGGGCTATGATCTTTCTTACACCTGCTCCCTGCAACTCTATTGTTGCATAAGGCGCCCAAGATTTTTTAATTAAATTTAATTCTAAAATTAAATTGGACCATTGTTTCTGTGTTATATCTTTACTTGTTATTGTTAGTTTCTTTTCTTTCATACCCACAAACTAGGATAATACAGGATTGCTGTCAACCTTTTCTTTGTTTTTTCTGCTGTCTTTTTTCGTGTTTGTTTCTTGATTTTTTGTGACGTCCAGGCCTCTTCTTAGGCTTATCACGAGGTGCTGTTGATACTCCGTATAAGCTTTTCTTTTTAGCCATTACTCAGTAGTCCACTCTTTAACAAATGGTACACCACCATCATCACGTGCAGTCATGACAGGTAGATAAGTTATTTTACCATTAATATGTTGATGTAAATCTGATCCACAATTCATACATCTAAAAAGTTCTGGTGTTAAACCAACTAACATAGTTAGTTCATCGCATGTTGGACACTTACCATTAACTATTTCTGCTTGCACTCTCATTCTATTTTACTATCAACTTTTTAATACTTTTGCTACCATCAATATTATCCTCTAATACTGCCTCACATTTTATGCAAGAATATTTAATATTACTATTAATTTTTAAACCACGTTTAGCTACACGTGCACCTTTTATACATTCCGCATATCCAGTCTGTATACGTGCTTCTTTCATCTCTCCATTAACCAACATAAGTAAAGCTATCACAACTTCTGTTACTTCATTCATGTGTATAACTCCCGTTCTGTCTAACTTTATCTTTTAATTTTTCTACATCAATTAATAATTTTTCTAATTGTTTTTGAGTAAATTCTATGTTGACTTTGTTTGTCATGTTCTGTTCTTGATTTTTTTGTAATTTTTCTACGTCAGAAAAAACTGCTTCCAGAAGCATGTACTGTTCCTGGTCCGTGGGCAGTTGTTCACTTTTCTTGAGCAGATCAGCCTCAAACAGCTCACGTGATGTCTCTAATGATACCAACCTTGCAGTCAACTCTGTGTATGCAAACACGCCGGCTGCGACTAGCAGAATTAGGCTAGCAACCGTTTTCATCGGCATTTGTACAGCCGCTTCTTCAGATATGTTTAATGGTTTCTTAGTCATCTTTAGGTTTTGGTAGAGGCAGTATATAATCTTTTGGAGGCATTTTCAACGTTGTGTTATCCATAGTTTTAGCGTCTGGATTATCTTTTAGGTAGTCTTTTTTCATACCTTTCCAAGTATTTTTTTCTGCAGGTCTAGCTTCTTCTACTTTAGTTGGTATGACACCTCTACATTTAGATACAAGTAAAGCAAAGTTTTCATTATGTACGAGACTAGGATTTCGATTTACTTTGTTACACATCTTCATCAGCTCAAGTTGTTGTTTTAATTGAGCATTTTCTTTTGATGTCTTACAGTCTGTGCCTAAATACTTTCTGAAACTAAAAGTTAATCTATAATTATCGGACTCGTAATCTGAGCTGCTAGAGTTATAATTTGTTTGTCTATCTTCTGCTTCGACTCTTGTTTCAAACTCACCACATCTAGCATTACCATCATTAAGATATTCGTTTCTAGGATACGCAGGTTGCATGAAACATAACAACACAAATAAAATAACTAATATACCTGTAAAGTAATAATTCATCCTGGCAATCTCCATAGTTCATCCTAATAATTTATTTCTCTGTTTAAATCTTTAACATCCCATTCTAAATCGTTAACACGATTAGCTAATAGTTCATACAAGTTTTCAGCCATTTCCCATGTGCCTTCTGCTCGTTCTAATTTTTGTAGGATTGTATTTGTTTTTTCTGTAAGCACAGCCATATCTCTTTGTATGTTTACAAGATCGACTGTTTTAATTTTTGCTATCTCTGCTCTGTTGCCGTTGATTGTGTCTGTTAGATTAACAATGTATTTGACGCCAGTAAACGTTCCGACTAGCACTGAAGCTACTACGGGTACCATAACTATATTTTTCTTTAATAAATCTGCTAAATTCATTAGTCTTTTATTCCAAAAAACCAACCTTTGATTTTTTTCCAAAGTTTTTTAATCATGTTTCCTCCCATATAATCTTCATATGTTTTTATCACAATATTGTTACATATATAACAACTACAGTAATCGCATTTACGACCACAATGACAATCGTGTTTGCATTCAAAGCAAAACGTTTTCATTTTTTCTTTTCCTCAATTTCATAAAAGAAATTGTCAGTGTCTTCTGTTTTCCATTGACCTGTATCTTCTACATTCCATGCTGAAGTTTGTACTTTCCAATCAGGAATATTATCTTTTACAGTGAATGAAGGCAGGTCCCAAATACATCTATTGTTTGGCTGTGCCGCATAATTACCGTTGTCTAAAGCAATTATGTGAGCGCACTTATGCTCGTGCGGTATCTCTGAATGATCAGAGTCCAGTATATTAGCATCTGGATGTCCCCAGTCAACTGTAAATAAATACTTGCCGTGGTACCACTTCTTGTCTTTGCCTATGTATTTGCCGGAAGCTGCTCCTAAGATATCCCAACGATTAACAGAAGGATAATAACTGAAAGAATTCCAAAGCTCCAGTTCATCCAAACGTTGTTCGGGGACTCTAGATCTCTCAAATCCTCTTTGAATAAACGCGCTAATTGGGAGGCGATAAAATATTGCGCCGTTCTCCATAATTGCGTGAAATAAAATAGCACGTCCTGTGAGACTCGTAAGGCCGAATATGATGCAGTCTTCAACTTCTCCCACATGTCTGGTAAGGTCATATAAATACTCCTTTTTTATTTGCGCGTATTGTATAGGAATATTTGCGTTTAAGTAAGCCATAATTTTATTTTATTTGGCCCCAATTAGGGCCTGATTCGTAGTCTACTTTGTTAGGTACTTCTAAATCAACAGCAGATTCCATAATGTCTTTTATTTTTTTTGCATGTTCAGGACTCTCAACAGATATATCAAGTTCATCATGCACTTGTATATGCGGTATGATACCTTCTTTGTGTAATTCTATCATAGCTTTCTTTGTCATGTCAGCTGCTGATCCTTGTATTAATTTATTCAATGCTTTGTATGTGTAAGCACGTTTAATCCCTGGTCCGTGTTCCATGAGCGCTGCATCGTGTGGCAATGCTTTATGTATTCCAAACTGATTAGGTTCCCACAAATGAAACCTGCATAGTCTACCCAGCAACGTTCTTATCTTTCCTGAGTCTTGTGCTCTGCTCATTACATTATCCATCAGTTGTTTTACAAAAGGAACCCTGTTGTGATATTGTCTAAACAAACTATCTGATACATCTTTAGATACACCTAACTCTGCTTGTAATTTATTTTTACCCATACCATAGAACAGACCAAGATTTATTGTCTTGGCCTGTGATCTAGGTATCTCTGCCATGTCTGCCACGATAGTGTGGAAATCGGCATCGCCTTCTCGGTAGGCTTCCAACACTTCGTCCACTCCATAGAGATTCTGTAAAGCTGCATAATGCACTACCAGCCTAGGTTCTTGCTGAGAATAGTCAAAACAACCCCATGTATGGCCCTCCTCGGGCACAAATAACGCCCTAATCCGGGGTCCGAGGTCTTTGTTTCTAGCTGGTATTTGCTGTAAATTTGGGTTTGAGTATGAAAATCTACCAGTCACAGTTCCGCCATTATCTGAACGCAATTGATTGATCTCTGCATGAATTCTACCTTTATGTGAGTATTTAATTATGGTATCAATAAACGTGGTATGAGCCTTGTTTATTTCACGGGCTTGGGCAATTCGTTTCACCAGCGGGTGGGGGTGATTCTGTAAAAAGTTTTTAGTAAAGGAAGGTGCAGATGTTTTTTCAGTTCTATCGTAATCTAATTTTAGTTTGTCAAAGACTTGTGCGATTGATCGTGCAGCCCATATTTGAGTTTCTATGCCTGTTGCTTTTTTTACTTCTTGGATTAACTTGGCTTCTTGTTGCGCTAGCTCTTGCTTCATTGTATGAGCTTTTTGAACGTCCACTCGAACCCCACGAAATCTCATCGATACCAGACAAGGAAATAGACTGGTTTCCAAATCAAAAATAGATTGTATATCTTGGTGTAGTATTTCTTTTTTAAGTTCTTGCCATAACTCTAAAGTTATCTCTGCATCTTTTTCTGCGTATGCACCTACATAAATGGCAGGTAGTTTATACATTTCTGCCTTAGCGTCAACCCCCCAATCTTTTGCTGCTGCATATAAATCACTTTCACTTTTTGTTTTACCAGTGTATCTTTTAGCACAGTTGTTTAAGTCATAGCGCATTTGATTTTCATCAACAAGAGCCGATGCTATCATCGTGTCTATTATTTTTCCGCTGACACTTAAACCGAGCGCTTGTATCCAGCAGACGTCATACATTGCGTTATGAAATATTTTATCTGCAGGTGTATCCAATACATCTTGAAACCATTTTAAAACTTTTTTACGATCCATGTTGCCTCCACCTTCGTGAGCAATTGGATAATAGCCAGACCAACCTGGAACAGCTACTGCTATTCCTACTACATCTCCTTTACCAACTACAGATCCGGACCCCATCTTCATTAGGTCTGGGTCTTTAGTTTCTAAGTCTATTGCAATCTCATCATACTTAGATAAGTTAGGAAAATTTTCTGGTGGTAACCACTCAGTCTGCGGTTTAAATAAAGGTATCTGCATTACTTTTTATTTTTTATATCATTCATTTTTAACATTTCTAATTGACAGTAGTGGACAATCTTTTTAAGATCTTCTACTCCTCCCTTTCGTTGATAACGACAAACGTATTTAATAACGTTGCCTTGAAAAAACGAAAGATCATTTTTAGAAATAAACTCATACGGTTGTATGGGAAACTTTGTATAGTGATTCCCGCCTACCTGAGTGTACTGAGGAAATGCTTCCTCAAATATATCTTTGTGTGTCATAGTATGTAACCTTTCTCATATTTTTTTGGTTCTATTAAATGTAAATTTTCTTTTGTTCTTGTTGCACCTACATAAAATAATCTATTCTCATCGTCAGGATTCTTTTCATAACTTCGCATAGTATTTTCTGTAAGATCTGTTAACAAAACAACGTTCGTTGCTTCTCCACCTTTAGCTGCGTGTATAGTAGATAATTCTATTCTAGGTTTTTCGTTTAATTTTTCGCCATTCTTTCTCATCTTACGCAAGTAGTTTACCTTAGTTTGCCCTGCATTGTCAAACGCTTCATACCAAACTGTCTTAACTTGCAAACCGTAATCTTTTACAAGAGCATCCATTCCATGAAAAGATCCTTTGGTCATACCTTTTATTTTTTTTGCATGCCAATTTTTAGGTCCCATAAATTTAATTATGTTTTCTATTTCTTTGTAAGAAATTAATTGTCCTTGACGTAAATTTTCCCATGACGTAGCTGCTTGATGTAATTCTTTTTCACTACTACGTTTGTATCTATTTTCATAATACAGTCCTTTGATGTATAATGATTCTTCTATGTCTGTTAACATGTGTCTAGTTCTACTTAATACTAGCCAATCTCCTTTTGACATATCAATACTTTCAATATCAAAATGTCTATGCAAGTTTCCTTGGCTGATTCTAGGTTGCCATGTCTTATCTATTCTGTTTCTAATTTTATTTATAATACCCATAGCTAAATTATGTACTTTCGCCGGTATTCTATATGATTGTGTTAATGGTAAATACTGTCCCTCTAAAGCTATAAAACTATCTACGTCTGCACCAGCCCATCTAAATATAGCTTGGTCATCATCACCAGCAATAAAAGAATCTTTTGTTTTATTCCAAATAGATTTTGTCATGTCCCATTGCATCAGTGATAGATCTTGAGCTTCGTCTACAAACACAACATCAAACTTTGGTGACAAATCTGACTTTACAAAGTCAAGTATCATGTCATTAAAATCTATTAAGTTATATTCTTTTTTATATCTTGCTAACTCATTATGTATAATTTTAAGTTGATCTCTTTCAAGATCCTGCGTGTGTTCTTGTAAATCAAACTGTTGTTCTGGTGTAATGTTTCGGAGCTGCGCTAGTTGTATGATTCTTAAATATTCACTGTCTGATGTAAAGATACCACCTTGGTCTTCTTGATAGTCAGCATACGTCACAGGAAAACCTAATTTCTTACCTAGATCTTTGTAATGTCTGGGCTGCATAACTTGATCTTTTTTTAATCCTAACTTTCTGAATGCTAGTGAGTGTAGTGTTCTAAAGTATGGTAGATCATCTTCTTCTAAATTAAATTGTTTCATTGCACGATCTCTTGCTTCGTGTGCAGCTTTCTGTGTAAATGCAAAATAACCTATCTTGTCAGGGTCAGTTTTTTTTAGATAGTCATCAACTTTATTTAATAAAGTTGTAGTCTTACCTGTGCCTGGTGGACCTAATACAATCGTTCTCAAAATATATCCTTTGGTTTTAATTCTTTTTGATTATAGTTGTCTTCTTTTTTATCAAATTGTTTAACTACAAATACAGATATTCTTTCTTTACCAATACGTTTGTCATCACAGTTACACGCCTCTTTTAACATTTGTGCTGTGCGTTGATAATTTATATCCCAACGTTTTCTAATTAAGAATTGATTATAGAATCTGTCAAATACAAAATGATGTTGTCCGTCATTAGTCCACACACCACCTTTCTTAAGATCATTTTTATCTGTAGATACTTGCCTGTTCAAACAATATTCTTCTAAGTGATTTTGTAATTGATCCTGCGTAGTCACACCTTCTGGTGGATCTATTGGTTCGTGATTCTTCATCAGTGGATTTATTATCATGTCCCAGTCTTTAGGTTTAACTGTTGGTGGTTTAAAATCTAATTGTTCCATACATGCTTCCTGGAATAAACTTTGTTGTTTTAAAAATTTTACGTTTTCTAAATGTAATCTTTCTCCATCAACATTAAGGTAATAATATGGCTTTTCTAATTTAATTTTTTGTAAGTCAGTTA